AAGGCAAACGCCTCGCTCATTCGCCTGGGTCTCGGGAGCCCGGCGCCAATTTCTCCCGCCTGAACTCCTTTCGTCGCCGCAAGCTCTGCCGCGCGCCTCAGTGCGCCCCAGGACATGTTGCGGACCGCTGGCGACTGAATGGCGTTCGCGAGCGCCGTCGTTGGTCTGCCGATGGTGTTCGAGACGAGCCCGCCAACCGCTGCGCCGCCAGGGCCGCCCATCGCCGCGCCAATGGCGGTCGGGATTGACCTGTTCAGATAGGTCTTAAGGCGTGGCGCAATCTGGTTCCTGATTGGATGAGCAAGGGCCTCGTCTGCCGCCGCCGCAATCGCCTCTGGCGCCCGTGCTGCGCTGGCTTCTTGCAGTGACTCTTCTAGCTTGGCGACGTTGCCGAGTCGCTCTGGTGCTGACGTCAGTTTGCCCCTGCCAACCATCTGCCGCATTGCCTCTGCTTCTGGCGTTCCCAGGAATGCCGACGCCTCCCAGGCCAAGTCATCATTGCCTTCCGCCAGGCGCTCCAGGACCTCCAGGTCTCTCGATGCCGACTGAATCTCTGAGCGGTATTTGCCGAGCTGGGAGCGCTCCGTCTTTTCGGCCGCCCTTGCCGTTTGCTCTATCTGGTCTGCCCGAGCGCGGCCTTGTCCCGCTTTGGCCTTCCCTGCGATGGCGTTGGCGCCGATTCCCAGGAGAGAGGCTAGCGTCCCGCCAACAACCCCGCCTGACGCACCGGCACCGAGCGCATGGAGCGCCGCGCGGCCATAACTCCCGTCATCGAACTCCTTCTTGGCCGCATTGAGCGCGTCGACGCCCAGAACGTCTCGGGCCGCTTGTCGAAATTCGCCCTTCGTCAAATCCGCCGCGCCATGAGTCAGCGCGAAAAGGCCGCCATACCCGCCGCCCGTCAGGGCCGCCGAGGACACGGGCCCACCAGCGGCAATCTTGGGAAGAGGGGCGAGAACGGACGCAAGGATGCCGCTGCCCGTTCCGAACATGGCCGCGGTGGGGTTCTGTTTCGCGCCCTCTTCGGTGCGCACTTCTCTCTCGTCCCGAACGTTGCGGTACGTCTCGAGCGGGCCCGGGATAACCTCGGAGTCGTCCACGGGCGTGCCTTGGGCCGCCAGTTCCTCTCGGGCCCTTGGCGTGAAGCTCACTCCGGACTTGCCGACGCCGAGAAGTTTGGCGAGCTGCATCCCCGCCGTCGCACCCAGGTTGACGATTGGTTTTCCGGCGGGAACCGCATCATTGAAGCGATTGACGTATGTCTCCGCCGCGCCGACTTCCGGCGGTGGACGCACCGCGGCGTCCTCCGGGCCAGGCGTCGCTACCGTCTGCGCCTGGCGCGCCTGGGCGAGTCGTAGCTTGAGCCGAAGACGCTGGGCCTCGAGCTCCATTAATTCGAGCCCGTCGCTCATTTGGGCGCCTTCTTGGCTGCTGCAATGTTGGCCTCAAGTTCTTCGAGCTGCTTCTGAAGGGCGTCGGGGTCCTCTTCCGGGGGTTTCGCGGCGGTTCCTCCGGCGTCCAGGTTGACGGGCCCGGCCTTGCGCCCCTTTCGGTATCCGCGCGAACCAACGGCCTCGTCAAACCGCTTGGCGGCCTGCTCCCGCATGACCCTGAATCGCTCCATGGACTCGCCCGCGTCTGTCCCGCCTCCAAAGAAGTCCGCAATGGTGGCGTTCTTGTTGGTGGGGTCTGGGATGGTGCTTTCCAAGAGTCCGAGGTCGGGCCCTGCAAGTACGCCCAACTCGAACATGCTCTTCCCCTTGGCCGCCAGCTGAAGATGACGGGCCAAAGACGACATGCGAGCGCGCACGGGCCCCGGAAGAACTTTGTTTCCGTAGGTCTTATAGAGACCCATCATCTCGTCTAGGTTTTGCAGCATCAGGCGGGTGTCGCCCTGGGTCCCTCTGAGCTTTTCGGCAACCTCTGGTTTCAGGCTGAACGCCGGGTCCAGTTCAAACCCATCCAAGTGGAGCATCGGGTCGGCACCGGGCGCCGTCTTCGGCCGGCCGTACTTGGCCGCCTTTGCGCGGTCTAGGGTCGCTCTGGCCGCCATTGCGTCCAGTTCTTCCGGCGTCTTCTGGTAGGCGTTCCGACGCCTCGCCAGCGCCTCCAGGAGCCCCATGTCGTTGTGGCGTCGGAGCCCCTGTCCTTGCTGGGCCATTTGCGCCGCCCGTTGAGAGCCAATGGGCCCGCCCAAGCCCGTGTATGCCCCGCCGAAACCCTCCAAGTAGTCGGCGTCATTCTGCTGTTGGGCAGCGCGCACCTGTTGGTCTCGGAGGGCCGCCGCCAACATCGCCTGGGCCTCTTCCTCTTCCGGAGTCATAACTCGACCCTCCCGAACGAGTCGGGCACGCCGTACTTAAGGAGCGCCCGGGACATTGGAGAGCGGCCCAGGTAGGAGCGGGCGCCTTCTCTGTCGTTGTCGATGACGATGCCTGCGCCTTGGCCCATGGAGTCGAAAAGCTTCTGCCTCCCGGCCTCCGACTCGGCACGGGCCGCCTTGAGGTCCCTCTCTCGTTGGCTGGACATGACAAGCCCTCCAATCATCCGGAGTGCGTTCGCCGCCAGGCTTGCGCCCTGAGCCACGGGGGTGCGTCCCTGGACCTCGACCGGGGTGAAGGCCATTTGCCTGGCCTGTTCCAGCTGCCTTCGCAGCATGGACTCGTTTTCTCCCGACGACGCATCGAGCGACCGCATCCGCTCTGACGCCAACGAAGACTCAATGAGGGCGCGTTGCTGCTCCGGCGTCATTGCATCCAGGGCCGCCAACCGCTGCGACAACGCCCCGTCTCCACCCTCTCCGAACTTTCCCATGGTGTCGCTCCTACTGGCCCACGACGTTGACTTGTTGGCCGAACAGTTTTCGCCAGGTCGCCTTGTCCTTTTCCCACCGTTCGCGAAAGAACCCCTCTCCCACGGGCGACGCTTCCTGGTGGAACGCACCGAGGTTTTCCAGGCTCATGTTGTTGATGCGTTCCCGGTCCGCGTCGCTGTACTGGACAAGTCCGCCCAAAATATTCTTGCGGAGCTTCTCCTCCTCCGACTGGATGGCGCTCGCGTCTGCGTGACTGTTCGCCTGTGCCGCCGCCACCATGCCTGCGTTGGACTGGTTGTATTCGGGTTGGCCCAGGAAGCCCTGCATCCGCCCCAACTCATCCCAGGGCTGCATGGCCTGTTGGTATTGGTTGTTGCTGTTCTGCTGACGGGCCGCCATGTTTCCACCGAAGGCCGACTGTTGCGCTGACATTCCCTGACGAAGGGCGTCGCCCATCGCGGACGAATAGGCGTCATTTCTCGCGCGCCCGAATTGGCCCACGGACTGGTCCATGGCCGCGCCGTCACCCATACCCGACTGGAAGGCGTTGCGGCGCATGTCGTGCTCTGACTTTTGCCACATCGGGTCCAGACGCGACTTCATCTGGCCGAAGGCGGCTTGCGAGGCTTGTTGTCCCGCCGCCGAACCGTCTGACACGCCGAACTGCCCGAAGGTGAAAGGCGTATTCGCGTTGTTCGCCGCTTGGCCTGTCAGCGAGTCGTTGAGCTGTCCAAATTGGCCAGTGAAATTGGTAGAGGACGAGCCATCCGGATTGACCGTCTGACTGGACCACGGATTGGTTGTGCTGGGATTGTTGAAGGCGCTTTGTTGCGCGCCCGTCTTCTGCATGGAGCGGTAGAAGGGCGAGTAGTCGTATTCCTGGGGGAGGGGTGTTCCAAATTGTCCTGCGCCGAATGCCATGGCTATACCCGCCTCTTCGGCTTGGCTGCGTTGTAGGCCGTCTGAGAGCCGGCACTAAGGAGGCCTCCCACATACGGAATGGCTGAAAGCGCTGCGCTCCCAACACCAAAAATGGAGTCCATGGTGTTCTGGTCGTCCTGTGCGGCGCGACCACGCTGGGCCCAATAGTCGTTGTATTTCTGGTCTGCATCCATGACAGCGCCCTGAAACTCGGAGTCGTCCGCCTGACGCGGCCCGCTGCCCTCGGTGAGTCCCTGCATCTTTTCGAGCTGGTCCATCGGCATCGAGCGTTCTCGCAACGCCTCGGCAAGCCGCTGCTGCTGCGTCTGCACGTCTTGCGATTGGCGCATCGCCCCACCCTGGGTGCCCAGGCCGATGGCCGCGTTGTTGATGGATGACTGCATGTCGCCGCCCCATCCGGTGTCACGCGCCATTGCGGCGTCGTATTGGGGGGAGCCTGGCGTGTAGCCCTGGTTCTGGAGGCTCTGCGCCGTGGCGCCGTTCATCTGGCCTTGCATGCCGCCGAACCAGTCATTCATTTGCCCAGACGCCGCGCCGATAGCGTCCGCTCGGTGCTGGTCGCCCGTGCCAACGTTGTACTGGTTGAAGTCCATCGGGCCGCCCATGTTGCGGAGGGCTTGCCCCATCAGGCTTTGGTTGGCGCCGCCCAGGGGCCCGGTGAATTGCTGCTGGATGGAGCCATCTGAGCCAGTAAATTGCTGAGCCCATGGGTTGGACGAAGGAGCCCGACTTCTGGCCATCTGCTCCTGGGCGAGTTGGTCTACTTGCTTGGCGGATTCGGCAAATCCATTCGCATTCGGTGCGGGCATTAGAGCATGCCTCCAATTGAGAGACTGAGCTCAAACCCAGTCAGAACTGTCCTGCTTGAAGCCGAGCCTCGCCACGCAATGGCGACATTGGCGCCCATGCCTGACGCACCTCGCACCGCACTGGATGGCGCATAAGCCCCGCCCCAAACGTCTGTGTCCCAAACTGCGGTGTCCCAGACGGCGCCCGATGCAGGGGCCAGCGTCACGGCGTCCAGCTCCGTCAAGTTGAAGTCGTAGCGCGCATTCACTGCGAAGCTTGGAGCCTGCGACTCGGACAGGAAGTAGGTTTTTATCAGGTGGACTTGCTTCTGCCTCCCGCTGCCTAAGTTCTGGAAAGCGGAAATGCCGGAGTAATCAATTGCCGTGGTGTCGCTTGGGTCATCCAGCGGTTGGCCGTCCACGTTGCCGTCGTTGATGTAGACACTGCCGTCCGTGCTGCCGAAGTACATTTTCCCTTCGTGCGGCGCACAGCAGAACATGTCCAAGCCACGAATCCGCGTCCAGCCACGGCGAGACATGGACATCGCGAGCTGGATGGTTGCTTCATTCGTCTGCGTGGGCACCGTCACGTAAAGCGCGGCCTCTTCGGGGTGAAGGCGCATGCTCCAGCCGAAGTTGTCGCCATAAAGCTGCATCAGGGAGTTGAAGAGCGGCTGAATCTTCCCGGTCTCGTATTCCACTGACTCCAGCGTCTGGCCCTTCACAAGCTTGGACATGGGAAGAATGCCCATGCGTGTCAGCAGCAACAAATCTCCGCCGAAGGTGGTGCCCAAGTCACGGCCCGCCGGCATCTTCCCGACACCCCAGACGCCTTGGACGCTGAAGAGGTTGGAGTCGGATGGGTCAACGCCCTGAAACACAACGACGTCGCCACCACGGGAGACAACCACCAGCGAGTCATCCAGGCCGGAGCCGCCGTCGTAAGTCCAACTCCACAGGCCGACAATGTCGCCACCCGCCTGGAGCTTGTAGCCGATGCCAAGTCTCGAGGCCGCGCCCGTCACCGTCCCGACGTCCAGAAACCAGAGGTCCGTTGAGTCTCGTTCCGCGAAGAATGGGAAGCCCTTGTAGACGGTGACGAAGACTAAATCCGCTGGGTCCACTCCGGTGATGGCGACGCCAGCGGGGGCGGCCCATGTCTGCGTTGACTCGGTGTAGACGTGCAGGCCGTTCTGTTCGTCGGCGTAGTAGAGGAAATTCCCCGCCGTCGTTGTCTGAGCGTGCGCAATGCCGTGTCCCGCGCGCCCCGATGAAGATGAGAAGGCCAGCACCTGCGTCGGTTCTGTCCCCGTGCTGGAGTTGCCCGACTCGGTGATGTCCCAGATTCCAGTCGAGGTTGTCGCCCAGACCCGTGTCTCGTCTGAATTGCTTCCGGTGTAGGGGATGATGGTGCGGACAAGGTCATCACTCGCCCCGTCCATGTCGCCGGCCCATTCGCGACTTCCGAGACGGACGCGCAATCCGTAGTCATCCGGGAACATGTTGAAGAGAAGCATGCACTCGGTTGGAGCCATGCCCATTGCTGCTGAGTTGGCATTGAGTCCACCAGAGGGCGCGGGCAAGGAGACGTCTTGCGCCGTTTGCTGGGCGGCTCGTCTCTTCGGGGCGCCGAACATCATCCGCCAAACCCCGTGTCTGGAATGTTGCCTGAGCCCAGAAGCATCGGGCCTGGAAGGGTAGCCATGGAGATGATGGGGGCCGAGGAGTCCCCACCAGCAGCAGCGCTCCATGCTTCGTCGTACTCTGCTTGAAGTGCCGTGGTGTCTCGGTTCTTGAGCCGGGCAAAGGCGAGCTTCACTCCGGAAACAAGCAGGGCTTCGTCAAAGAAGAGCACGTCTGTGCCGGCCGTCGATGCCGCCAGATTGGGGACGGTCGGACTTGAGATGTCTCCCACCCACCAGCCCGAGACGTACTCCATTGCGTAGTCTTCTTCCTCGGTCGGCCCCACCACGGGCCAGATATAAAAAACGTTACCCATGACGCGGTACACGCGGCCTAGCGCACTCGCCGCAGTGGAGTTTTTCAGCGCCTGCCACTCACTCCCGCTGGCAATGGCCTTCATTGGAAGGCTGGTGGTGGTGTTCCACACCGTTCCGTCTCGGAGTCGGTTGAAGTCTGCCGGGAACTCGAATGACTCGTCGCCGTCCGTGGTGTCTTCATGTTGGACGATGAGGTGGGACCAGTCTCTTGCGCGCACCAGCGCCTTCCCAACGCGGTTAAGCAGGTGACACATCTGCAAAACGTTGGCATCCGTCGAGGCAAACGGGTCCGACACAACTTCAGTCCAGAGGCCCGACTCATGGCCCGCTGAGTTGATGATGTTTGTCGCGGTGTCGAAGTTGGGCACTTAGCTCTCCAGTGGCTTCTCGGCCTTCTTGCGGATGCGCTTGGGCTTCTCGGTGGGAATAGCTGTCCCTTTCGCAGTCAGGGCAGACTCGAGTGCCAACAGTCTGTCGGTGAGCGCCTCAATCTTCTCGTCTCGCTCCTTGAGTGCGGATTGGAGCTCGGCCACGGGCTTGTTTGACTTGCGCGCCTCAAGCCACGCCTTCGCCCTGTCTCGGATGGGGCGCACACCGTGGCCCATGAGAGAGATGCTTTCATCGGATGTGCCCGCCAGCTGTTCCACGGAAAGCACGCCATAGTGGCCAAGCATGGACACTTCGTTTTTGTTAGTGCCGGGCCAGTCGGAGAGCGGCGTGCCGTCAATCTTCTCGGGTGTGCCTGCCTTGAATGCGGCGTAGGCGCGCGGGAAGCGGCGTCTGTGCTCTTCCTTCACCCAGTCGAAGCGCTCGTCTCGGCCCGGAATGCGGATGCACACCCGCTCTCTGCGGCGAAACTGTGGGTAGCCGGCCTTTTCCGTGGCGTCTGCGTCGGGAACGTCTGCCCATTCAAACCGCACCAGGAGCCCCGCGTCTGCTTGCTGCTGCGCCTCACTGCTGGCCATCGCAAAAAAGCTTGAGTCGTCCATGTCATCCCCTCGAATTTTCCCCTCGAAGGTAAGTGGGCGCCGTCCATGTGGGACGGACACCCGAGGCCAAACGACGCACGAGGGGGCGTGCCGCCCGGCTTTGCTCTATGCAAACGTCAGCTTCAAAACCGCAGTGATGCCTCCCGGCACCGTCACCTGGACAAGGTTTGTCTCTGCCGCCGCGTTGGTAACGATGAAGCGGAAATGTCCGGCAGCCGTCGTGGCAATCCATGCCTCGTTGACGCCAGCCGCTGGAGCGAACGCCTTAATCAACGTTCCAGGGTTTGCGCCCGCGCCGATGGACAAGTCTCCCTCGTTGGCCGTGACGGCCAGAGACCGGACGAGCACCTCTTTCGCGGATGCGACAGCCACTCCAAGAATGTCCGACACCTGTCCTTCGACTTCGATGGTGTTGGCTCCGGTGTTTTCTGCCTCGGCCGTCAGGGTGACTTTCAGAATGCCGGTAAGCGCCCCGTACGTGGGCGCGGAAATACCGCCACCGCCCGAAATGCTGGGATGGTCTATCTGACAGGTGGCGAACCCAGACGCGGTTACCGAGCGCGCCACCAGCCCAGAGACGAGGTCCCCGGCCACCACCGCGTCGTCCACTGTGCCGGCCGTTGACGTCAGGTAGAGCGGCGCATCGGCGGCAACGGTGCCCGCTGCAACGGGCCCTGCGCCCTCAATCTGGTACCACCCATATTGCGACGCGACATTCGCGGACATCGCCACGCCACAAGGGCCGGTAGATGTGCTTCCTCCGTTGACTGCCCGCGCAGTGTCTCCGTTGACGGTGTCGTAGGTACAGAGGTCTCCCTTTGCCGTGGAAGCCACGCCCTTGCAATAGATGAACTTGCCAGGGCCGTAGGTGACGTCTTTGGCCTCAACCACCAGCCCCAGGACGTGGTTCTGGGTGGTGGACGTCTCGCCGATGGGCTGCAAACCCATTGCGAGGCCCATGTGCTGAAAGGAAACGCCGGTCGGGTAGGCCATGAATTCTCTCGTGAGAAAGGCCCGCCCCGTGCGTCAGGGCGAGCCCTCGGTGAATGGTTTAGGTGGCGTTCATGTCGGCGACGACCGGATACGTCGTCATGTTGACGATGCACGTCGCGGTGTCCGTGGTGCTGGAGATAATCATCCCCACAATGGCATCGCCTGCGAGA